CGTAACTTTCAATCGAAGTTACACTATTAGGAATATTTATGCTGGTAAGACTTGAGCAGTACGTGAAAGCATAATTTCCAATCGAAGTTACACTATTAGGAATAGTTGCGCTGGTAAGGTTTGAAGCTTTGTAAAAAGCGTAACTTCCAATCGAAGTTACATTACTGCCTACATAAATGCTAGTAAGAGAACCATTGTAGTAATAACCATCCGAAGATGTAATCGAGGTCAAATTGCGTGTCTGCGCTGTGCCAGCTTGAATGTCCGTAGTGTAGGGATAGTTGACTGCTCCGATAGCATCACGAGCTTCAAGTCCGCTAGATGCGTCTAGAAGATCGTTTACGGTAGAGCTAGCAGATTCGATTTCGATATCTCCTACTGTAAGAGTTCCTACGATTTCTGGATCAGGAAACGACTGCAAGAAAGCTGTAGCTTCGGCAGGCATTGCGCCTCCAGAAGGAACGGATCCGCTAAAGTTGTGACCGATTACTTCTCCATTTAGAGTGACTTGAGCTTGTAAAACTGTTCGAACATTGCCGTCTACAGATGTAAGCTCGATCTCGAAGAAGGTTTTTACTGAATCTGATTGCTCGATCAGCTCGTAGAGTCCCGCAGTAGCGAGCGAGAGCGTAGATCTGACTCCGTTGTCTGAGATGTTTGTAAATGTATTTGTGAACGCCAGAGGATCTCTGAAGAGCCTCCAGAGCCAGACTTCTTTAGTCGTAGCGTCTCCAGTAACTAAGCGAGTGACGCTGACTGTGCTACGAGGCTGCAGAAGAGTGTTGTCGATCGTAGGGAGAACCTGCGCTCCGACATCGTCAAACTGAACTTTAAAGACGAAGCCTGTAAGCTGTGTAGTAGTATTAGAGCTAGAGATTGCAGCGACCGCAGTCTGCAAATCTGACGCAGAGTGATTGTAGGCTAAAGTCTCAGAGCCTCCTGCGACGTAGCTGCCAGACTCTGGTCGATCGTCGAGATTCCCCATTCCAAGACGAATCTCCGCGTAGTCCTGTATGTTTAAAGCTCCGTCTATTCCTGTAAGATACAAGTCTAGCTCGATGCTATCGCCTACGACGAACTGAGTAAATTTTTGATTCCTTAAATCTGTGATCCCTCGGCAGCGAGCTGATCGAAGATTCTCAGTATCGAAGTTTATATATACAGACTGTCCCATTAAAAATGTCCCTACTGTCAATTTACTCCTGCCATGCTTCGTGCTTCCTTACATGGTCGATCACTTGATCGAATGTCTCCTCTAGCTCGATAGGAGGACGCCATCCGGCTTCGTATATCTTGCTGCTATCGAGAGCATAGCGAAGATCGTGACCTGCTCTGGTCTTGTGGAAGTCTACAAAGTCGTAGATGAGTTCTTCTCCCATTCTATCAGCGATCTTCTGAGCTAGTTCTAGATTCGTTATCTCCTCTAGTCCTGCGATGTTGAACTTAGTCATTCGAGAATGCTGCTCGCCATAACAAGCGAAGTCTATCTCTTGAAGCATAAAGAGCCAAGCGTCGGCAAGGTTCCTACAATCGATATACATCCGAGATCCGACCTTGTCCGGCTGCCCGTGAACTGTGACAGCCTCTCCCTTATGAACGCGAGAGACGATCTTCGGTAGATACTTCTCCGGATCCTGCATCGTGCCGATCATGTTCATGCAATGCGTGATGGCGATCGGAGTTCCGTATGTTCTCCAGTAGGCGAAGCATAGAGCGTCTTGCGCGGCTTTAGACGCAGCGTAAGGATTAGACGGAGCGATAACATCCCACTCGTGATGACAATGTTCTCCGTAGGCAGAGCCGAAGACTTCGTCTGTAGAACAATGAATGAACTTCTGTAGGCTAGGAAGCTCGCGAGCGTAGTGCAGAATGTTTCCGATCAGACGAGTGTTTGATTCCCAGACGTAGATCGGATCCTCGATAGACGTATCGACGTGCGAGATAGACGCGCAGTTTATGATATAGTCTATATGTCCTATGCGAGACGCTGTTCGCTTCGATATAGGAGCGTTGAGATCGTGACAGATCATCGAGTATCGAGGATCTGCAGAGACTCGCTCTGCGTCGCCTAAATGACGAAAGGAGTCGAGTCCGATCACCTCCCATTCTGTTTTTTCTAATGCCCACTTCGCCGTATGAGATCCGACGAAGCCTGCGCTCCCTGTTATTAGTAGTCTTTTTTTCATATAAATTTATGGAATGGAGTGCGCCGATATCGTAGATGCCCTCTCGTCTCTCCCTCTGTTTCGTGATAAGCCTTGAGAGTGGTAAGTCCTCCCTCTGCATCCTCGTCTCTCACGACGTGATCGCAGACCGTGTGAGTGATACAGCAAAATCGGAGTCCTTCCGGATGCCATTTGTGCCAGTTAAGATACAGATCCTGCGTCCCTCCTCCATCGTATCCGTCGAAGTGAGCTAGAGATGCGGCTCGCTTGCTCATGAGAGTGCATCCGAGTCCAGTCCAGTCCGTCTCGATGACTGCGCCTCGACCTGTGCCGACATGACTGTTGTCTAGCCATCCTCTGCGTCTCCACTTCTTCGCATTCAGCTCGAAGACGTTGCCGCTCGGAGGACATTTTTTAATGCGCTCATTTATCCTGCCCATTCTCTCATGCTCCTTGTCGAATGATTCTCGGCTCATGTCCTTATTTTTTAGCCTCTCCTCGCAAGAGTCTATGAGTAGCTGCAGCTTGCTGGGAATGATCCGCTCCTCTGGCAGATAGTCCTCTGCGATCGGATGCCTATAGCTTCCATGTCCTCCTAGAAAGCTCCCGCCTCCCTGCGAAGGATAAGTGACGAAGGAGACGTCGTAGTAGCCTCCGTCGAAGCGTAGCATGTCTAGAGATACAGATAGAGCATTGTGAGGAACTAGAACGTCTGCCTCGACGCTCCAGAGAAAGTCGCATCCCCAGCGTCTCGCTGCGTCAAATCCTGTAGACTGCAGAGAAGCTATTAGGATCTGCCGATCCTTTTTGTAATGCTCTCCGCTCTCCTCCATGTCGATCGCTATGATCTCGCGATCCTCGAAGTCTTTAGCCAAGGCATCGACTGCCTTTTTGCTCGCCTTGTCTGTGACTATGATAAGTCGATGATCGAACTCGGAACTCTCATGCTCGATCGCCGTCCTAGTTCGACGAAGGCATACCTCTAAAGGATCGAGATAAGATTTTGTCGCTACGATGACTGTCGCTATTTTCATTTTACAAGTAGTAGTATTTTGTGCAGAGAATGTCAATCCCTAGTGGAGCGAAAATCTGCAGCACATCTTTGATATGGATCATTACCATTTTTCGTGTCGATACCTATGGGCAAAAACGCAAAAAGAAGATTGGTAGGAGGAAGTGACACAGTAGCATTTCCTTCAGTACTTATTGTATTAGAACTAGAGGAATGAACAGTTGAACTTCCAAATGGAGGAAACTCGTAGGTGTTTATAGGGTATCCATTTGGAAAGGAAAAGCCAGCTTCATCGGTAAAAGTTTTACCCCCAAAGCATTGTTGATGAGATCCATAATAGCCTTGAGCAAGCTGTTGAGAATATGCAGTCTTATCCCCATCTGCAAAATTAACAGCATTACCTACTTTTACCAATCCATCCATTAAACTCTTATCAGTTGATGTTACATAAACTTGTCCATTTTCATCCGATTTTGTCGAAGTATAGGTTCTGCTGAGTTGATATATTATGTGCGATTGATCGTTTTCTAAGTATTCAAAAGATACACTACCATTGCTGGCAGTAGTGTATATGTTTCCATATCGACCTTCAGGTATAAATGTGAAATATGAATTTAGACGTAACGGATTGAGTGCCTGCAAGAATGGAAGGTTGAAGCTTGAGGCATAAGTATTACTGACGGCGGAATTTATAGTTAGAGAAATCGGAGCAACATTTGAATTATTGATTTCAGTAGTTTGAATCAGTTGATCCCCTATTGTGATTTCCCTATATTTTTTAGCAGCATCAGAAACTTGAGATGTGAATTCAGCTTGATATCCTCCATATAGAGGATTCTTATCTGCGGTATAAACTTTTCCAGACATAAATGCATTATTAGTCGCTCTAGTCCCTCTGCCATAGTCACTATATATTTGTTTGTTTAAACTCTTTACTGGTTCTTTTAAAGTTGCAGCGGATGATGAAGTTCGAGATTCGTGGGTCGCTCTACTGCGGACGATGGTATTACCATCCGATCTCATAGTAGATTGAAGTCGGTAACTTTGAAATACTCCGAATGACCTTGTAGAACCATTTGAATCTGGAAAGAAAGTCAAATCTTGATTACTGTCTAAATAACTTTGATAGGAAGTAGTTAGAGTCGTGTAAGAACCGCTTGAAGAAACATTGAAAGCAGCGGACTTATTTGTCTGCTCATATATATATTTTCTACCATTAGTTCTAGTATTGGCAACTACATCTCTATAATTTTGATTTTTAGTGACCGAGCCACCTTTTAACATATTATCACTTATATTTCCAAACCAGAAACTTGTGCCATTTAGATTAGATAGCTCATGAGACTCTGCAGTGATTTCAGAGGTAACAAAAGACAAAAGGTTATAATCACTTGTGGATTTTGATTGAGTTAAAAGAGTTGCATTTTGTAAGGCACCTCCACTTTGAGCATCACTTGTATATTCTACAAAATCCACTGTAGATATTGGAAACATAACGCTGGTTACAGTATCGACATTTCCTACTACCAAACCATTGTCCAATATATCACCTCCAGTCAGGTATGCAGCAGCACCCGCTATGATAGAGATTTTTTTCGTATTATTATATGTATTAGTTATAAGTGTTTCGGTAACATAATTTTGTAGGGTTTGAGTTATATTAAAAGGTTCATACGGATGAGTCCAATCCGTTATAGGTTTAGTTTGAGTAGTTCGTCTGGATGTCGAAGATGTTGTAGTATTTCTGGAGGCACTCAGAGTTGATACCGTATAAAAAAACTCTGTAGAAACAGTTTCCGTATCAGTATACTGAACGTCATAGTTTGCCTGAGTAACAGTGCCCAGAGAGGATTTATGAGTTATCTTGGGAGGATTGAAATCGTTTTCACGTGGAGTGCCTGCTCCATTATTCGGATCTTGTGAAGCCAGATCAGTGGCACCAGGAGGATAGATAGATCCAGGATCTCCCCCACTATTTATATTTCCCTGAGTGTAAAAACTTTGAGTGCTATTGACTGAAATCTTATCAGATCCCCTAACGCTTTCACTTGTCACATTTTGAACTATGGTTCTCTGATACTGTTTAGTTTGATTGCGTTGAACAAATCTGCTAGTAGGATCAAATACTTTTATTTTTGATCCTATACTGTAACTAGAGGTGTAGACCGAAGTATAACCATTAGATAATGTAGTTCCTGCATATTGTGAATTTCTATCTGCCACAGTCGTAGCACCCCCACCAGCATTAGAAGTAAAACCAGAGCTAGTTGATGCATTTTGATTGGTTCTAGAATTGCTGTTAGAACCCGCAAATGTATTTGTGCCACTCTTAGATCCGCTACCCGTAAGCCAATCCCCATCACTTTGAGAAGTAGTTCCACCACCACCTGCATTAGATCTTAAATAACTAGAACTAGTGCTTCGATAACTAGAATTAGATTCTGAACTGCTATTAAAACTATTTCTTACTAATTGGTTTCCTGCAGTATATCTTACAGCCGTCTGAGTTGATCCATAATTTGAAGTTCCATTGCCAATAGTAGTCGAACTTGAACCAGTCGCAGTAGAAGTAGAGAGTGTTACAAAGCCATTTTCTTCATCAAAAGTTGAGCCAATATAACCTGTAGCATAATGATGCTTTGCATATGGTTGATCATAAGCCATTTTATTCTAACCACTAGTCTGAATCCATGTAAAATATATATCGTTGGGATACTCCCCAATGTCGACCGAGTCTTTAGGAATTTCCGCAGCTACACCTATTTTGAAAAATAAATTTGTAGTGACAATCTGACTGATTAGTTTTTTTTCTCCAACGATAGCTATCGGATATTTGAAACTTGAGTTTACTCCATTTTCCTCCCAAGGAATACCATCAGGAGGACTTGACTCATCTTTAAGTTGGACGCTAGAAACTCCATCGGCATCGCCACTAATTTCTAAACAAATGTATCTAGTCCCTTCACCCTTATCTACTGACAATGAATCAGGAAGTAATCCATTTACCAACCCTGCATTTATGACAACTGTATCTTCACTTACTTCAGTAACTTCAAATGGATGATATGATCTGAGTATAGGATTCCCGTCTGAAGGGTAAATCAACAGCTCTCCATTTTGATCAGCATCTACTTGAATACCATTAGCACCCTTTGACCCCATCAGCGCATTTATTGCTTTGATTATTTCGTTAGCCTTTTCAGTATCTAATAGAGATGGAGCCTCACCCTTTGTAAGTTCCTCGATCATATAACGAAATTGCTGACGATTTCAAAAGTTTTTTGGAAATATATATTTCCAGTATATTTTCCAGATTCGTATTTGATCGGATCGCTAGGCGCGGCATTGGTAAAGTTAAAAGTCAAATCATCGTCGATATTCCCAAGAGATCCATTTTCAACATTTGCTTCGTAACTAGCAGTTGTTATAGTGAACGGAGTTAGAGTGCCGGCTTTTATCATATTGAAATCTGCAGATTTATACTCATGCTTCACTCTAACTACGCAATTGATAGAACCCTGCTTGTTTTCAGTAGTGACGTAATTGTTTTCGTTAAAATTTCTGACATCTGATATGCCTTGCAGGTTTAGCCACCCAAATTTAAAACTTTGTCTGATTACAATGCTACCACCTCCAGTTACAGTAGTCCCTGAGAACTTAGTGAAAGGGATTTGCATAGCCTCGAAGGAATACCAAGTCGGAGGCTCGACAGCATACTTAGATTCGATCTCAAAGATTCCATTCCCTATATCTCTTACAGATTCCTCATATAGAAAATATTTTTTTCTAGTTTTGTGCGGCACCCCTATTGCCGTCGGAGTATATGATCCCTTATTCTGCGCCGACTTCTCGACGATCACATAAGACTCTGGAATGTTGGGATCCTTTATAAAAAAGTTCGCTTCTAGATCTAGTTCTACTCTAGAAGTAAGAGGCTCTGGCATGTCATCTGTTCTAGCCATAATCTATTGCGAAACGAATTTGCCCTCCAGAGTTGAGTTAATTTTTTCGAGCAGATCTTCAGATCCGTCCTTATCTATCTGTTTTTGTAAACCTACCTGCATTTGTTCTTCGGAGAAAACCTTCCCCTTCCTTCCGTTTATAAATTGCTGAAATCCGCCTCCTCCTAGTTTCTCAAATCTAACTCCATCTTCTTTTCCTGCGATGTTCGCAGCTTTTCTAAGATCGTGACCGGTTAGATCCGTCTTCTTTTCATCACTAGTTTTTTCCTCTACTACTGGCTTCTCTGATACCTCCCTTTCCGTCGATGCTTCTTCTTCCGTAGAAGATTCTTCGCCGTCCTCTTCCGTCGATGCAGTAATCGCCGCTATCTCAGCCTCTGCTGCTTTTCTAGCCTCTTTCGCAGCCTTTCTAGACGCCTCCAGCTTGTTTTCTTCAGCCTCGGAAGCCTCTTTCCAGAACTTGGCAGGATCGTATCCTATCTCAAATTTTTCCTGTTTAGCTTGTCGTTCGTCAAAGTATTGGAAAAAAGATTTGTTCCCCTTTTCTAGATCTTTAGTAAGATCATCATTTAGTTTTTCCGTGTCTATCGGCTCGATGTTTATCTTGGGGATCTGGTTCAACTTCGCTATCATAGGATTGAGAGCCTCTGCGAATGATATTTTTATCAGCGTCCCTATTAAGCCGATCGTAGAACTCATTTTATCGAAGAAGAAGTCAGCAAAAGCTCCAAAGGCGTTTCTGCCTATAGCTACTGCATCCATAAATCCTTCTGCTAGTCCAATTCCGAAATCGGCAGCTTTTTCCATTAGTGTAAATCCTAACTTTTTCATCGCAGCACCGTCTGCCTCTCCCGCGATTAGTTCTCCGACCTTGATGGTAGCCTTGTTTTTAAATCTTTCAATCGTATCTGCCGCCTTGTCTAGTGCCGCTTGAGTCTCGGCATCCATTATTCCATACGTCTTTCTGATGTCCTCAGCCATTTTTCCGTAGCCTTCCTTGTCTAGTCGCTTGAAGACCTCGATGAGTCTGCCGGCGTTCTTCTGTCCGAAGATCTCGATCGCTGCAGTCAAAGCTCCCTGCTGATCTGTAGCTCCCGCTATAGCTTTTCCGATGGTCTTGAACTGATCCTCCGGACGCATCTTTCTGAGATCGTCTACGCTTAGACCTATTCGCTCGAAGGCTCGCTGGTATGTAGTGAGACCCTCAGAGCCTTGCACGACCGCCTTCTGCATGATGACGATCGCCTTCTCCATGCTTTTAGCAGCACCTCCTGCGTCGATGAGTGCGCCTCGAAAGACTTGAAATTCTTCTGTGGCGAAGCCCGTGTTAGCCGTTACATCTGAAAGCTCTGAACCTAACTGGATGGCTCGCTTGGATAGCAAAAGAAAGCCTGCAGCCGCAGCTCCAAGTCCCATTTTCGCGAGCTTATTTCCCGCATTTAATACGCTTTTTCCGAACTTTCCGACTCCAGTCTTAGCCTTATCTAGACCTTTTTGAAATCCTTTGGAGTCTAGTCCTATCTTTGCTAGTAGTGAAAAATTAGCCATCTTCTTTTAGTCTTTTAAGTTCGTTGGCTTTAGCCTGCTGAGTTATTGCGTTGCGAGTAGAATAGCCATCCGAGCTACGCTGTAGGATGCGCTGTAATAGCTGTAGAGCAGTCGATAGCGGCGTGTCCAGTATCTCGCCTAGAGTCCATCCGTAGTTGAATGCTATGCCGTCTACAAGCGTCATGACGGAGACCGAGCTATCAACCTTGTCGGCGATATTGCCAGATCCGGAATTAGCGATCGCCGGCATGTCGTTGAATGATGCGTTGAAGTAGCAGATCAGCTCCTGTCTGACTTGTTCATTCTCTCGAATAATTCTGCCTACTTTCTTAGCATATCTAGACTTAAAAAATGGCTTATCGTTGGACAGCATTAAGGCGAAAGCCAGTAGGTCTTCGAGCCAAGGTTCTTCGCCCAGAGCGAGTCTGTTCTCTGTGAACTCTAAATTTAAGAGATCTCTGACTGTGATCTGTCTCAGTTTAAATTCCGCGATCTCTTGGTCGATACCGATGACAGCTTCCATCCGCAGCCTCTTCTCGAAGGCTGCGGCATCTGCGATGCGCTTCTTAGCGGCATCATTAAAACTGACCGCCTTGAGTCGCATCTACTTCTAAGCGTTTATCTTGTTATAGCCCGTGATCGAGTAGCGACGATAGTCCGCTTGAGTCTCTGTGAGGTCTACGCCTGTGACGATGATGCTATAGGTTCCATAAGTGACCTCCTCTCCGATAGCAGGAGGAGCTTCTGAAGCTCCCATCTGAACCGTAAGAGATGCCTCTTGACGCTGAGGAACGACAGTAGAGCCTAGAGGCTCGCCGTCTCCGTTGTCTAGGTCTACGCGATTAGCAGGAGTCGAGAGAGAGAAGCTCTCGACGATCATGCTTTTGAATGATGCTGTTTCTATTCCGAAGAGTTGATCTCCATCTTGTGTTACTGCCATAATATGAAAAGTTAGTTTTTAGGTTGAAAGGTTCAAAAATGGATCTGCTGTCAATTTTAGAACTAGAGTTAAGATTTTTCAGATTGGCGTTCCTTCTGTAAATTCGTCCGCGTTTATCGTGAACTTTATCTCATAAGTCAGAGTCGAGACTGCGAGATCTCCGTCTACTTCGAAGTCGCTCCCTGCAGGACGCATATATTTGACCTCGTAGAAAGGCAGGATGGGATCCCCGTTGCCGTCTGTCGAAGTCCAGTTCGCTGCGTTTAGAAGCATCGCGCCTCGAACCGCCTCTCGATAGCCTCGATGACTTGTCTGCGTTCCGTCGATAGAAGCGTCTGAGACGATCGAGATCGAGAGATTCAGATTGTATTGAGTATACTCTAAGACGTCTCCGGCTACGACCGTCGGAGGATCTTCTGCCGCGCCTATCTCTGCGCGTATAGATAGCCTAGGAGAGACGAACGTGTCTTGGTCGAGTGAGGCGTAGAAGCTCGATGCCGGAAGCCCTGTAGCAGTCTCTAGGAAGGTCTTAGCCGCATCCTCGAAGTTAGTTTCTAGATCTAGATATCCCATGTCTTATTTATCTCTGGTATTCAGAAGCGCAGTCGAGCCTGCGAGTGACTCCTACTGAGTCGTCGTGAACGCTGACGACCTTGTAGTTCGTCGTGCCGTCCGTTAAGATCATTCCCTTAGAAGGGAGAGTCGAGTAGTCTGCGCGAGCGATGTAGAACTTCGTGTCGATCATCTCCTCGCGACCGTCCTCGTAGATGTCGAAGCTCGACTCTGCGTCCTGCTTGTTAGCTGAGTATGTCTCTCCGTTTGAAGGCGACGAAGTCAGAGAGACATTGATCTGCGAGATCGCGAACTTGAGATTGTCCGAAATTAAAGAAGTGAGGCTCATTTACTAATGCCTCGAATGTAAACACGAAAGAGCCTCCGGCTTTCGCGGGAGGCTCTAGAGTGTTTGATATAATGCGCTTAATTATTTTCGACGCATATGCTGTATCCGACGTTGCGCCGTGAAGCCTTTTTCAGAGTGAGCATCTCGTTGCCTCTGGTTACTCTTTCGAGGCATTTTTCTCTGCTAGATTCTAATGCTTTTGATGTTCTGACTCGACCGCTTCCTCCCATAAGCTCCCAATTGCAGATGCCTCTTTTGATGCTGTAGAACATTTGAGAAGATACAATCCAGCTAAAATTTTCTAGCTTCATGATGGAGAAGTCATAAGTCCAGTTCTGACCATATTGAATGATCTCGACTCTAAGATTGTAGCTACTGACTGAGTTCATTAAGTCCTGCAGGTTGATGTCTTTGCATTCCTTTACAGAGAACTTTTCGAGGAGAATCTTCTTTGCTTCTTCCGGAGTCTTGATCGGAAGATCGGCGAGCCTTTTTACTGTTTTAACTTTGCAAGGTTGTTTTTTCATAGTCGTGTTTTTTAGTAGGTTTAATGTGAAGTGTAAGATGCTTCGCCCTGTGGTAGATTTTTTATATTAGCAGTAGCGATCCATCTCTTCTTCGTCTCCACTAAGACGAGCGATTTCAAAGTTCTGACGACGCTGACATTCTTCGCCGCGCCAAGCGGCTGATCCGTATCTCGCATAAGTCTCGACCCAATGCTCTGGATTTATCTCGCCTGCTTTAGCAACTCGATCCGCGAGAGCTTCGACCTTTAGTGTGATCTGATCATAGTCGCCGTCTACAGGATTAGAGAAACCGCGATCATGTAGATAGCGAGATCCGTCATCTAGCTCGATAAGAACGCGATATACTGGACGAACGATATCTCCGCGAGGATTATCCATATCCGCACATTCTGGATCGGAGTATAGAACTTCTTCGTTAGCTTGAGTTGAGACTTGTTGTGCTGTGATTTTCATTGTCGTGTTTTTTTAGGTTATTCTCGGCGTTTCTCGCTTCGATATGACAGATAAAGTAGTATAAAATGACCCCCGTCAATAGCATATTTCACTTTTTTTTCACTTTATTTTAGGCACAAAAAAGCCCCTCCCGTCTAGCAGGAGAGGCTGATAAGTGATAGCTATATCGACTACGCGTTTGCGATCTTTTCGCAGGCGTTAGTATTGA